ATATTGGACTGACTATAATACCGTTGAGTTTGTTTCTTGGGCTGCAAAAGCATTGATTATTGTTCCAGGATTAATTTTTGGCGTCAGTTTATGGTGGTTATTTTTCTTAACACTTGCAACGAGTCTGGCATTGATTTGGGCGAGTAATAAGAAATTCTTACCAACTCTGGTAGGATTTAATACGATCTGGGTTTGGATTAGCTGCATGGTGTTGGCTCAAAATCTAGTCAAATAAATTTGACAAAATCCTCGTTTTGGGGTATAATGTATTATACATATTATTATGTTAATTGAAAAGGAAACTAAATGAAACTATCTAAAGAAACCGTAGGCTTGATCAAGAACTTTGCTGGCATTAACAGCAATTTGCTTTTGAAGTCTGGTAATAAACTAGCCACTATCTCGGCTCAGAAAAACGTAATGGCTGATGCAGTTGTTACTGAAACATTCCCCGACTTCGGTATCTATGACCTCAATGAGTTCCTCGGTGCCATGTCTTTGTTCGAAGATCCAGAATTGACATTCAATGATAAGTGGGTTACTATTGAGCAAGGTGGCAACAGCATTAAGTATTTCGCAGCTGATGCCAGCGTATTGACTGCTCCTCAAAAAGCAATTACCTTCCCTGATGCAGAAATTGAATTCTCTATGAGCGCAAATATGCTCAGCATGATTCAACGAACTGCTTCTGTTCTTCGTGCTTCTGATGTATCAATCGTTGGTGATGGTTCAACTATTGCTGTAGTTGTTGGTGATAAAAAGAATGCCACTGGTAACTCTTATAACTCTGCAGTTGGTGCAACTGATAAGAAGTTCAAAGTTAATTTGAAGGTAGAAAACCTAAAGATGATTCCAGGTGACTATCAAGTGTCTATTTCCAGCAAGAAGATCTCTCGCTTCAAAGGTGCTGGTGATCTAGTTTATTATGTAGCAGTTGAGGCAGATTCTACATTCGAGGTCTAATGTGAAGAACATTATTGTTCTTGGTGGAGGAACTGCTGGTTTAATTTCTGCAATTACAATTAAACAAACATTCCCAAACTATTCAGTTAAAGTTATTGAGTCAGATTCTGTTGGAATCATTGGAGTAGGAGAAGGCTCAACTGAACATTGGAGACGATGGTCTGAGTACTGTAAAATTGATATTCGTGAACTTGTTAGAGAAACTGATGGTGCTCTTAAAAAGGGTATTAAATTTGAAAATTGGAATGGTGATGGGAAGAGTTATTTCCACGCATTAAGCCATCCATTTTATTCAGATAATCAAGCTGTCAATAGTAACGAATTCGTAAAAACTTTAATTATTAATAACATAAAAACTGAAGATGTTTTATTGGAAACTTCTTTGGTTGATTATGGTAGTGGTTTATTCTCTGTAAATCAATATCATTTTAATACATTTAAGTTGAATTCATATTTACATAAATTATGCGCTGAAAGAAATATTGATGTAATTACTTCTACAATTAAGGATGTAACATTAACTGAAACTGGTGATGTTAATTATATTATTGCAGAAGATGATACTAAGTATTCAGCAGATTTGTTTATTGATAGCAGTGGATTTAAACGAGTAATTGCTACCAAGGTTGGCGCTAAGTGGGTTTCTTATAAGAAATATCTTCCAATGAATCATGCGCTGGCATTCCCTACTAATGATATCACAGATCTAAAACCCTATACATTATCTCGCGCCTTGTCTTCTGGATGGAATTGGAGAATTTCTACTCAAGGTAGGTATGGTAATGGGTATGTATTTGATGATAACTTCATTGATGCAACAAAAGCGCATGATGAGGTTCAGTCATTTTATACTGAAGAAGTTAAGGTCGCAAAAGATATTAAATTTGAAGCAGGTCGTGTAGATAAGTTTTGGATTAATAATTGTGTAAGCGTCGGTCTATCAGCATCCTTTGTTGAACCACTAGAAGCATCTAGTATTGGTAATTCTATCTTACAAGCATTTGGTATATGCGATATGCTTGAAAACTGGTATGTAGATAGATCTGTTGCTGAAGATTACAATAAAAAATTCATTAAATGTTTTAATAATATAGTAGACTTTGTTCAACTACATTATATGACAAAACGAAACGATACTGAGTTCTGGAAATCTCTTCCTGAGAGAATGGTTAAGACTGATTTCTTGGAAGAAAACTTAGAACTATTTAAAAAATCTTTACCACAATCTTATAAGTTTGGTGGTAGATATAGGATGTTTAGTGCATCAAACTGGGCTCAGGTCATGGCTGGGTTGGATTTATTTGATAAAGACTTTTTGCGAGATCGGTTTTTAGAAACTCATGGTGATGTTAAAACTGAACATCTGAAAGCGTATGAGGATTATCTGGCGTATATTGAAAAACAATCTTATATTGATCATAAGGTATTGTTGGAACAAAATAAACTTGTAGTAAAATTTGACCGTAAATAATGGAGTAAGTGATGATTGATTTTCGTGATGACCAATTTCTGTGGGTTGAAAAGTATCGCCCACAGAAAATCGATGACTGTGTTCTTCCTGATTCTTTGAAGGATACATTCAAACAATATATCGCCCAAGGCGAACTACCCCACTTTCTTCTTTCAGGGACAGCTGGTGTAGGTAAGACTACCGTAGCAAAAGCACTGTGTAATGAGATTGGTGCTGATTACATTATGATAAATGGCTCAGAGGAATCAGGTATTGATACTCTGCGAACTAAGATTAAGGGGTTTGCGTCAACCGTATCATTGACTGATGCTCCAAAGATTATTATTATTGATGAGGCAGATTACCTTCAAGCCAACTCTACTCAGCCAGCGTTGCGTAGTTTCATTGAAGAGTTTTCTGCTAATTGTCGCTTTATCTTTACTTGTAACTTTAAGAATCGTATCTTAGAAGCGATTCATTCACGTTGTGCTTGTATTGACTTTAAGATTGACAATAAAGATAAGCAAGTCCTTCTTGGTCTATTCTTTAAACGTGCCACACAGATTCTCAAACAAGAGAATGTAGACTTTGATCAGAAAGTAGTTGCTGAGTTAATTACTAAACACTTTCCTGATTACCGTAGGGTTCTAAACGAACTTCAGCGTTATAGTGTTTCAGGTAAGATTGATTCTGGTATCCTAGTCAACATGAGTCAGGAATCTTTCAAAGATCTAATTAAGATGATGAAAGAAAAAGACTTTACCAATGTCCGTAAATGGGTAGGTAAAAATTCTGATTCAGATACCGTGGCATTGTTTCGTGAATTATATGACACCTCTGTGACTTACATGGCTCCAGAAAGTATTCCTCAACTTGTTCTAATTTTAGCAGACTATCAATACAAAGCAGCATTTGTGGCTGATCATGAACTAAATATTATGGCAGCATTGACCGAGGTAATGGCCAATGTTAAATTCAAATGAGGATGCCATGGAATTTATTGATTATGTAACATATATTGTTGTATGGTTTATGGGTGCGGTTTATGGTTGGTATGCAAGAGAACGCCAAGCCAAACGAACTATTGATAGATTCTTTTCTGAAGTTGCGGATGAAGTCGATGAACAAGTTAATGACTCAGTAATCCCAATTAAGATTGAACGTCATAGTGGTGTCTTTTATGTTTACAATAAAGATACTGAAGAGTTTATGGGTCAGGGTAATACTCGAAAAGAGTTGGAAGTTAATCTTGCAAAAAGATTCCCTGATAAAAAGTTTGCAGCTGATAAAGAAAATCTGAAGGTGCTCTCATGAGTCCTTTTGATTTTTTAAATGCTATAAACTCAACCAAAGAAAATTTATTTGAAAAGGATCCGCAAGCAGGTAAGGATTATAAACCTTTTCTAATAAATAGAGGGTTATCGTATTTTCCCGATACTATCTTTTATGCAAATCAGATGAATCAACATGCTGGTTTGGATAAAGATATGCAGTTTTTCTTTTTCCTAAATATTATTTCAAGGAAGAAGAGATTTAGTAAGTGGTCCAAAAAGGATGCTGAGACTGAATCTCTTGAACTTGTTAAAGAGTATTATGGCTATTCAAGTGAGAAGGCGACAGAAGCACTTAAAGTCCTGTCCGAAGAGAACTTGATTATGATAAAAGAAAAATTATACAAAGGTGGAAAATCATGACTGTTGAA